ATTTATTGAATTTTAATAAATTAGTTTTTTATAAATATTATTTCTTGGAGGTTTTTAAATGGAAGCTGTATCATTATTCACAACTGCTTCAATTGCGCCAATTACAGACGCTATAAGTTCTGGGTTGGCCCTGATGGTTCCTGTCGGTCTTGGTGTTATGGGTGCGTTTATCGGTATTTCTATCGTCAAGCGAGTTATTTTCTCTTTTCTTTAAGAATCAGAGAGAAGGGGAATATATCCCCTTCTTTTTTTTACAATTTATTGGAGGTTTAAAGTGTGAAACTTAAAATAATGAGATTTTTGTCCTGTTTTTTGGTCTTAACAATGTTTGTTATTCCTGTTATACCACCTAAACCAGTTCACGCAGCATTGCCGGCTGCTGTTTCTTTGGGTGAGATGTCTGTGCCGTTTGTTTTGGCTTTAGTTGCTGCCCTGGGTGGAAATGCTTATATGTCTGGTAATTTAGAACCTAATAAAATTTTAACACCTGCTGAATTTGGTATCGTTCAAACTGATTTATTAACATACATAAATGCTAACAAAGCAAATAAAGATGCGTTTTTTGCTTTACAGGATAGTTATCTAGCCAACGCCAGAACATACGCTATAAATGGCGCTACGGGTGCTTTCAATGGTATTGTTACCGGCGTTTCGCTTGCTGGTGCTGGATTATTAACTGTAAATAAATCTTTAAATAATCTTTTACATCGTGATATTAATCCTAAAGCTGTTAATTCTGCTACAGCAGCAGCGTTATCTAATTTAAAGCTTCAATATAGATATACTATCGGAAATTATATTTATTATTCTTCGGGTGATAAAAACTTAAATGGTTATAGTGTTGCTACTTCTGGGTATTCCCTTGATCCATCGTCTGCTAATTTTAATATTGTACTTTCTACGGCCACTATTAAAAATTTATTATTAGTTGGCTCACAAGTTTGGTATATATGTCCTGTTGATCAATCAAGCACAACATTAGACACGAGTAGAAAATTAGCCACTATGAATGTATATATGAATTCTGATCACAATTTAGTATATGGTATGCTTGCAGCGTATGGTTATGCATATAGTACGGCATCTATTGGTAATTTTGCTATTCAATATGGTTATGATTTAAAAGATATGTATGGTAATCCTTTAGGTATTGTTAATCCTATAGTAGATCCTGCCACATTAGATGTACCTATTACGGAAACAAGTGCAACGGGAGAAATTGACATTGCTCCTGTTTTACCTTATATTCCGGAAAATACAACAATTTATAATATTTCTAATCCGTCGTATATTACAAACACCTATACAACTGCAACGGGTGCCATTCCTTTTACTGGTGTGCCGGCTGTTACTATTGATGTTCCGGCTGGTGCTGTTCCTAATACTGGTTCTGATACCTGGATAGGTGTTATTACAGGCGCTATTACTGGTGTTATAACTGGTATTAACACAGGTATTGAAACGGCTACAGGGGCTATTACTGGTGCTATTGATGGTGTTATAACAGGTATAGAATCGGTAACGGCTGCAATTATAGACATACCTATTGCTATCAATGATTTTTTTACAGTACCTTTAGGTTTAACCTGGACGGATCCTTTAGTTGTTCCGTTAACGGCAAAAATTCCTATTATTGGTCAATTGCCTATTGGTTTAGGTCAAATGTTTTCCGGTGATACTAGACCGTTAATTATTAATTATAATTATAATGGTGCTCGACAAATTAATTTAGATTGGTATGAGCCTATGCGTTTGCAGGTTCGGGGTGCTTTAGGTTTGATTTTTCAGATTCTTTGTGGTTTGACAATTTTTAAAATGGTATCAAGTTTATTTGGTATGGGAAATCTAGGACGGGGTGCCAGAGCAATGGCGAGTGAATAATAATGGAAAAATTTGGATTTTTTAATATGTTAACAGCATTAACCAATTCTATAGTTGGATCTTTTCCTGTTATAGCTTTATCATCTGATTCCATGAATGTTTTTGGTAGTGTTGGTGAATATGTGTCTGTTATTGGCCACTATGTGCCGGTTGATACGTTCATGATCTGTGTTGGTGTTATATTTGCTATGTGGATTGTAGTAGCTGTGATATCTACAGTATTACAATTATTATAATGATATATGAATATTTTCTTGTAATGATTATTTTTGTTGTTGTTTTGTTTGTACTTTTTTAATTTTTATCATGCTTTTTAATTTTAAAATCGTCCCAAGGGTTTATCCCTGGGGCGATTAATATTACGGGAGATATATTTATGTTTAATATATTAATTTTATTGGCTATTGGTGTGTTTTTTGTTTTGTATATGGTTAAATTTAAACCGATTGTAGCTTTTTACTTGTTTTTTATGGATCAGTTAAAATTAGACCGTAAACAATTTCGTGGCTATGGTTTTTGGTTATTCTGTGGCCTGGGTGGTTCGGGTAAAACTTTGAGCATGGTTGAATATTTAAATCGTATGCATTTTAAATATCCGAAATTAAAAATATATACTAATTTCAATTACTTGTATGCGGACGGTAAAATAGAATCTTGGAAAGATCTGATCGAATCGGATAACGGCGTCCAGGGTATTATTTATGGGTTCGATGAAATTCATTTGACTTTTGCATCACAAAATTGGAATGATTGCCCCTCGAACATGCTTGATTATATTTCACAGCAGCGCAAATTGCATAAACAAATTGTAGCATCATCCCAGGTATTTACGCGTGTAGATAAAAAACTCCGTGAACAGACTAATTTTGTAGTTGAATGTAAATCAATTTTTAACGGTCGTTGGGTTTTCAATCGAGCATTCAATACCATGGAATATTTGGCGAACGATGAAAAAGGAGATAAGGGACAGAAAAAGAGGAATAGAGCTTGGCGGAATAATTTTATTGCGTTTGATAAAATCCGCAATAGCTATGATACAATGCAAGTTATGAAAGATTTAGAATCAGGAAAATCTGAGTCTCAAATCCATAACGATGATTTCCGTCAATTGCTTCGAGATAATTCATAAGTTTTTAACAAAAAAAGTCTCGTCAGGTTCTAGTAACACCTGACGAGACTCCCATGGGTGAGAAAAAGCTATAAAAATAGATACGATGAAACAACCTGAATTTAAAAAGTTTTTAAAAAATGGAGGCTAATATGCTAGACACAATTAGATTACAATCTCCGGCTATTTCGGAAAAACTATACACCCTTTTGAAGTCACAATCAATGGAAAAAATTTGTATTGATAATAAAAACGAAATTGAAGTGTACTCTTTTACGTCCAACGATTTGACAGGATCTTTTGACAATAGAATAATGATACAAGTTAGGGAAGATGCGTTAAAAAGATTTTTTTCATTGGATAAAGGTAAATACGTTACTGAAAATTTTCCATGTGATCCGTATTTAGTTGTAGAGTTTTCAATTCATAAATTTTTCTCAGGGCATAACATCGATAACGGTTTTAATAATTTAATTTCCCGTTTTCACAAAGTTATCCATTTTTTTAATAAGACTTTTGGTGAACGCTTTCCAAATTTTTTAGAATGGCAAATCCTTCGGCTTGATTATGCTGAAACGTTTAAAATCGATGATATTGTTAATTATTTTAAATATTTGAACAATTGTCAGTATCCACGTCGAAAAATCATGCGATATAACACTGCTATCTTTGTGCCTGGAACAACTACATCAATTCGAATATATAGTAAAGAACATGAATTTCAAGTTCATGATCTCAAAAAGTTGAAAAATAAATCTGATACTGATATACTTGACTTACTTAGAAAAAGTAAAAACATGTTACGCTGCGAAGTGCAGATTAATAAACGTAAAATAACGTCTTTAAATGGAGGTAAACCAATGTTAATAAAAAATTATAATTTAAAGGTTATTCAAAGTTGCTACGAAGCTGAAGTATTAAAGTTATTTCAAATCAAAGAACATAATCGCAGGTATAATGATGTTAAAGAGGTTAATCAATATTTGTATAATAATTATGACCGCAATTTAGCGTCTACTTACTTCGCTACCTACACGTCGCTGTGTGCATTTGGAAAAGACGTTACAAAGGCTAATATGAGTGAATCTACCTACTACAGGCATTTAAAGTTTTTCAAGGATTCAGGTATATCGTTCACAAATAGCGATATCAAGATTATAAGTGATGAAAATGTTTATAAGGATTTTGTACCTACATTAGATTCTGTTTTTAAGTGTTCGTAATTTATAATAAAAAAAAACACCAATATCATTTATTTGATGTTAGTGTTTTTTTTTATTATGTTTATTTATTTAATTTACTGTATTTGTGTACAGATCCGTAACTTATTCCTAGTTCATCTTCTATTGTGTGATAGGTTTTTCCCTGGGCTCTTAACATTTGTATCATCGCAATGTCTTTATCTGTTATTTCTCTTTTTCTTCCCGCGTTTCTTGTGTTATTTGTTTTATATTTTGGTGCAATATCTTTTAGGCATTCTCTTTTTTCATATTCTTTATAATCGGGTGCGTATTTATTTGTTAATGTTTTATATTGTGTTTCTGTGATTATAGCTTGCGTGTATAAACAATTTATATAACCAAATGCATAGGCTTCCATTGCTTCGGGTTCACAGGCCAGTTCGTAGTGTTTTTGATCTAAGTGCCATTCAATTTGGTGTTTTAATGTTAATTTCATGTTTTCCATTATATTCTCCTTGGTTGTTTGGGTAACCATCCACTAAATTATCACTTATTAATTTATGATATTATTATATCAGTTATATACTTAATTGTCAACAATTAATTAATGATAGTTATATAAAGTTTATATATTTGCTTCACATATATATTTTGTAAAATATTAATAATTGTAATAAGTTTGTTTACTTTTTTTTATACTTAATACTTATAGGGGGTCCCGGGGGTTTCCCCAGGGCGTTACCTGTTAGTTTTCTTCTTATTTTTCCGTATTAAGTATTTTTATAGTTTAGTAATTCCCCAAAAAAGTATATAAAAAGAAAAAGTAATGCATATGGATCATGCATCACTTTTTGAGGTTCCCTATTTCGTGCCATAACAATAATTTTTAACTATGTGTATTACAATACATTGTAATTTTATGTATATTATCCTAGGTCTAAGTATTGTTCTCGTTTATTTCCCTTACTATCGTGTGTTTCTAAATATTCCCAGATGCAGATTTCTGTAAAATGTCCAAAGTTTTTAATATAGATATTATTTTTTATTATGTCATTTATCCTTTTTTCTGTTTCTTCTGACAAATTAAACGTTACAGTTTTTTTATTTTTCTTTAGCATTTCCATTTTTTTACCTCCTTTTCTAATTATTATATTAAAGTATAACACTGTTATACCCGTTTTATAATTAAATTAATTACAATTATTTTAATTTAACAATTATTATTTTATTTTAAATATCTTAAGTTTACAATTATTATTTTATTTTGCTTGCTTTTTATTTATTTTAAAGTATAATAATAATATAAAATAAAATAATTTAAATTAAGGAGTTCAAAACATTATGAAAATTTTACCTATTGGCTATTCCGTTGTTGATTTTGCAGATAAAAAAGATCCTACTCGATTAATCCAGGGGATTACATTACATTACGTTTACGATGACCTTGTAAATGAACATATGGTTGGCCGTTCTGCTGTTCAAAAATTTATCAATCGCAAGGTTGCTGCTAACATTAATTTAAAAACTTTAGTCGATCGTGAGCATAACGCTGATTTTGACCAAAAAGGACATATTCTTGCATTAACCCCAATAGCGTAATGGCTATTTTCATTATTTCGATTTATTCTCTTTTGTTTTTCGGTGCTGGATTTTTTACTTTTTCATTTATTTTTAAATATTTGCAAAAGAAAAGTTTTCAGGGTGAATATGTTTCTTGCAAGGATTGTAAATATATTCTTGAAGATGATGGATCTGAAGAAAGCAAAGTTTTTCACAGTTTAAAAGGTATTAATTAAAAATGGATTATACAGTTATACTACAGGCAATTAAGGATGCTATTACTGCTCTTTCTGTAGTATTTACAGATCCAGTTACTGGCATTGGATTTAAATTAGATGGCATAAAAGAAGCCATCATGGCCCTTACTGTAGTATTCACTGATCCAGTTACTGGCATTGGATTTAAACTTGATTCTATTCTTGCAAAAATTTCCGCAACTCCGGTTGCTTCAACTACAAATGCAAACACAGATGTATTACTTGCTAAAATTTCAGAACAATTATTATTTTTAACAACTGCTTCACTTTGGTCAATTGGTATTATTGCAAGTACTGTTGTTTGTTTCATTGTTTATCGTGTAATTGCTAA